GGCATAAGTTGAGGCGGTTGGTAAGTAAACGTAAATTGCTCACCAAAGACCCAAGAGCTACTTGAGAAGTCACCAAGGCTGTCGCAAACAAAACTGGTAACACCTGCAGGAACGTTGTTAGCCACGATCCAACGTTTTTCAGATTCCGAACCACTTGCACTGTTTTGTTTAATAATTACAAACTGACTGGTGTTAACAGTCCTGTAGGGCAACGTAACGGTTGTTTTGTTAGTAGCTGCAGAGTAGCTAAAGCTTGCGGTACCAATATCAGTGGTAATCGAGCTGGAAATTTGACGATCAAGCAGGAACAGATTTCCGCTTTCCTGAGGCGGCCTAGAAGCGTTAACGCCCTCAAGGTAGTACTCAGTGTTAGCACCGTTAACGTAGCTTACCAGTTTGAACAGAGTACCCTCAACAAAGTCACACCAATAGATGTTTTTGTTAGGGAAAGTCCATTTGTGCCAAGCGTTCTGTCTGTTGGTCAAAGAGCCACCAGAGGCTTCCCAGAAGAACTGGTACACATACAGCGAATCTGGATCATCTTTGCTAAGAGCTACCAAATACTGATCAGTACGGCTTACAGCAAGTGAATCAATGTTTTTAGGAATGTATTTAGGAATGGTTTCTGTAATAACTGCTGTTTGACCCAGGTTGATACCCACCGTGCGGTCAGTCGTAATAAACGTGTGGAAACCAGTGAAGTCACCTTCTTTGACAGGGAACAGTACTTGAGGACCAACCTGCTCAGGTTTTACCTTTGACTCCATACTGATGGAGCTAATACGACCCACAGAGGCTGTCTCAGGGCTAAACGTAACGTTGTCACCTGAGTACAGACGAAACTGGTTTTCGTTGGAGAACAGCACAAGCTCGTCTTGCTGCTGCAGCGCGTAGTTCAACACAGCAACGTCGTTACTGACAGCGGTGAGGTCAATAGGGTCGCTGTCTACAACTTGAAGGGCTGACTGTTGCCAAAAGTTGTAATAGTCTCCAGACTCACTCAGGATAACGTTTTCACCACTGACAAATCCAAGACGGTTTTTAAAAAACACAAGGTCGTTGATTGTGCTGTCAACAAACGAAGGTCCAGGTAGTTCATCTTCATCACCAGCTAGTCGAGTGCCCCAACCAGGCAACGTAAAAGAAACAGTGCTGTCGGTGTAAGTTGTACCGCTAAAGGGCTGGAACGTAAACCTTGTAAGGCCGCTAGCGTTTCTGTAATAAACAAACGCATGGGGCATCGTGTTGTCGTCTAGGAGCCCCCTGGAGCCCCATCCAGCAGCCTCTTCCCACACACCACGACCGAAGTCACCGTTAGTTGTGGTGTTCTCAGCGTTAAACGTCAGGTAGTACGAGCTTTGATCTGAAGAGCCATCAGGAGCCACAAGGACCGTATAGCCCTCCCAGGAGGTCGGAGGAAGTTCTGTGATGCTGGTTACCTGATTGGTAAAACCAGACATCAACGTGTTGCCTCGTGCATCGTGGGCTACAAAGCTTTTAAAGTAACGAGAACTGCTTGTGAGGCCAATAAGGATTTGAGAGTCTTTGACTTCAAAAGTCAGTTCGTTATGAATGTCACCTTGATCAAGACCATCGCCAATAGTCAGAGTATGGGAACCGTTGGCAGTGGCGTTTACGGCTGTACCAGCTTCGTTAACGAGGGTGAAACTTGCTGTATTAACAGTACCGATAAAGGTATTAGCAGGAATACCAGTGCCGCTTACGGTTTCACCAGAAGCAAGTAAATCAATATGAGCAGCCGTAACACTGGTAACAGTGCTACTACCAATGCTGGTACTGCCGGTAATTGTTTGAGTATTGCTAACTAGCTTTTGAGCAATAATCTCAGTACTAACAACGTTTGGATCACCAGCACTGTCAGTCAGGGATGGGGTGATGAAATGACCCCTGATAATATCGTTGTTATCAAGCGTGATAGTGATTGAATATTCAGTATCGTAATCAACTAGCTTGACCCATACCTGAGCTTTGGTAGGACGGTAGACAGAGCTAATGCTGCTGATGTTGTATCTGGTTAGCGTCTCTGCTGCGTCGTAAGCAGTCTCTTTTTGGACGTTAGTTACAAAGACGTAATCTTGAAACGACGTAGCCCTAAACCGATCACGAGCCCTACCAGATCCACGGAGGTAACCAAGATTGGTGGAGGTAATGTTGGCAAAAGTTTGCTCAACTGGCACAACGGAAGGAAGGATACCGCTAATAGGTTCAACATTGGAAACGCCAGAAACAAACGTATAGCTTGACTCAACAGTCAGCGTTACTCCAGTCGTCGTAGCAGTTGCATTTTTGCTGAGAGTGATGCGAGAGCCAGTAGTATCAATATCAACAATGGTCGTTCCGCTAGGTACACCACTACCTGTTACACCAGCTCCGACAAACAAATCTGTCATGGAGCTTACAGAAGTCACCACAGCAGAACCACTAGTAATATTCCCAGTACGAGATACGGTACGGCTGTCGTCAGCAACAATGAGAATAAATCGCTCGTCACTACTACGGTTGTAAACAAAAACCCAGGCCTCATTCCACTTGATGGGGTTGGTAAGGGTCAAGCCACCAGCATTCTTGGTCAGCGTATCAATACGCTTTACAGGCACAGAACCTAGCCGTTTCTTAAGACCCTCAACAAGGTCACAATTTCCGTTTTCAAGAACTTTGGCAAAACCAGGCAGCACAAAGCTATCGGCTTGTTGGTTTACACCTTTATTAAGAGGGCCAATGATTTGGCTAAAAAGTTCTCTTGACATCAGCGGCTCAGAATATCGGGACCAAAGTTAGTGATCACACGGCCACCATACATATCGTCAGGACCGCTGATGAAGTTGTAGTTTTGAGCCATGTCTTCAGTACGCTTAAGGATTTGCAAGGCTCGTTCTTCATCTTCTCCGGTGTAAGCCTCAAGACTGGCAGAGGTCACAGCTCGATTAGCAAACATCCGACCAGCACGGATCATGATGTAGCGACGACCAGTTTCAGGAATACTGTCCCAGTCAAGTTCTTCAACAATCTCAGCTACAAGATCGCTGGTGTTACCAATAACTGCTACACCAAAACTACCTCTCAAATCGTATGAGTTCCTAATGCGATCAAAAAGCCTAAGACCACGAAGAACAAACCTTTGAGATGGATAGGTAAGCGGATTGAACCGAACAGCAAGGGTGTTGCTAGGAAGCTGGGATTGACCTGTAGAAGCGTCCAGAGGAATGGAGTCATACAGCATTGTGTTCCAAGACCACCCAGCACCTTGAACCTCTCGGCTCACTTCATCCAAAGTACGCTCTGCCAAACTTGCGTCACCAGTCAAAGGAGCATTAAGACTGTTTACAGGTGCCTCACCAATAATGGCGAGAAGGGTGTTAACTGCACTGAGTTTACTAGTCGCCATTATTGCAACAAAAAGGGGGAAACATTTCTGCCTCCCCTCATTGTATTGGTAATTAACTAGAAGCTAGTTAATCAATACGGGTTGCCGTCGTGAAGCAGGCTCACTGCACACTCAGGACGCAGGATGCCGTGACCCACAGCGTAGCTGGCAACCATCATGGTCGATTGAGTCATGGCCTTATACTCAGCGCCGGTCATCTGCATCGACACATCCTTCAGTGCCACGGTACCCACAGCTTCCTTGGAGAAGCACAGGCCGAAGCAGTTAGCGATGGACGAGGTGTTGCCTTGCTCATCCTGGTAGTAATCGTAGGTACCAGAAGCAGCATCGCCGTTAGAACCGTCCTTACCGTTGATGTAGTTAGGACGCTCACCACGGGTCACAGCAGACTGGTTGCTCAGACCAACATAGGTCTGGTTAGCAGTGTAGCTGTTGACGCCCAGGTGGTTGGAGGTCATCAGACGGAAGCCAGCCACAGAAGCCACGCGGTTCTGGTAGATCGAGCCGTTAGCACCGCCAGCAGCGTTGAAGTCGGTGTTGATGGCACGGTCGCTATTCAGCACGTCGTAGTAAGCACCAGGGCTCAGGACGCACACACGGCCTTCCTTAGGAGAATCCTTCTCGTCCAGAGCTTGGCAAGCTTTGAACAGGTTCTCAACGATCAGATCGCCACGGGCGTTACGGTCAGCAGCGCCGTTAAGGTCAATACCGGTGAAAGAAGTACCACCAGGCATTGCGTTCAGAACGAACAGACGCTCGCCCACAGTAAAGGCAGCGTTAGAGCCAGTACCAATCGAACCAATCGGGTTGATGACGAAGGTAGCAGCGCCGTTGGTGGGAGCAGTCGTGATAACACCGTAAGCACCGGAGGTCTCACCGTACACAACCTCACCCACTGCCCAATAGGTCAGTTCAGCGGTTTGGAAGTTAGCGCTCAGGGTAATGGTGTTGGTGCTCACAGAGGAGTAAGTACCACCATTCAGTTGGAAGCGCTTGGAATCCCAGTCCTTCACACGACCGTCAGACTCAGTAGCAGCCAGCAGGGTGCGAGCAAGACGTTGGTCATAAGCCCGAGCCAGAGCGCGGCCAAGCTCGGTCGAATAGATCGAACGAACATCCCAATGCAGCTTGGCTTCATCCAAATCGTAGATGCTGGCGTCTGCAATTAGAAGATCGTCAATGGTGATGATCTTTTCGCCAATCATGCCCTTGTTACCTTGACCGGTGATCCAATCACCAGGACGGTGGTAACGGCTGGAGAAACGACCAGTAATCGGGAAGCTTGCGCTCTTGCCCGAAGAAATGGTGCGCTTCATGGTCAGATCTTTGAAGATCGTCTCACGATTAAAAGTGGTCAGAACTTCTCCCGAAAAGATTTTCAGGAAATTAGAGTTCTCTTTCTCGTAGTTGCCGGAGGCGGAACCTGCGTTGTACTGAACGCCGTTAAGCCCACCCAACCGGCTGAGAGATGCAAAATCAGGCATCGTCAGTATGGAGGTAGAAGTTTACGAGCGCTCGTATATCACTGTTGTTATCGCCTCGGCGGCAACAATGTTTACGTTCGCTATTGAAATATTAACCCCTAGGACCGAGAACGTCGCTACGAAGCAACTTATCTTGTACATCTTGGGTATAAGCAGAATCCTGCAGATACCGAGGGTCGCTCATAGCAGCCATGACTTCTTGGCTTGAACGGAACACATCACTGCTACTTGCAGAAAGTTTTCCACCAATCAGTTCAGGCTCATAACCAGAGTTTTCTTGGAACGCATAATACAGAGACTGCAGTGCGTTACGAGCTCGGTAGTAGTCACCGCTATTAACTTCACGGTTGTAAGCCTCAAGCTCACCAGCTTCAAGGTTTTCCTTTGCCCACTGTTGGACTGCGCTGAAGTTCTCTTCACCACCAATGCTTTCCAGAATAGTGGCTTCCTCTTCTTGAGAAAGAATGACAGGCTCTTCAGCGGCTTGGTCATCACCAGCTTCAGGTTCCCCTTCAGCTTTCTCATAACCAGTTCGATTGCCAAGCTTTTTCTCTAGTTCTTGGTAAGCACGCAGAAGATCATCGGGGCTTTTAAATTTGCCACCAATGAGCTCTTCCTGTTGCTCTTGCTGCTCAGCCTCTTGAAGAGCTTGCAGATCTTGCTCGCTATAAGGTCCCGTCTCTTGAGACAGGAAATTGTCAGCAATGACTTCCATGATCAACCGATCCGAACGGTCAGAT